CCAAAAAAGCTCGTGGAGACCGTGCTTCGCATGGCCAAGGGCACCACGGGTCTCCTGGACAGCCTGAAAGCCTAGATGACTGGGTGTGGGGGATTCGCCGGCAGGTGAGCCTCCTACTCGATCATGGCCACCAATACGCCCGGCATTATCCAATCGGCATGGTTTGGGAAGAATCCCAGATCGTCGTCCAGCGGATCAACCAAGAGCTAGCAAGCAGTACCGCGCTGCTCCAGATCGCTGGTTCAGCCGTGATGTCCAAACCCGGGGCCAAGGCCCTGCAAAAAGTGCTGAAGGAGTTGACGAGTGGCTAAGGGTAACCGCGACGTAGAGCTAGTAATCCGGGCTAAAAACGAAGCCAGTAAAGCTCTCGACGCGGTTTCCTCAGCGCTCGACTCCTTGAGCAAGTCACAGGCTGGTGTGGCCAAGGGGTCCGACAAGACCTCCGGGCTGCTGGCCAACCTTGGGGCAGAACTCTCCAAGCTCAATTCCCAGATCGGCGGCATGTCGACGCTGGATCGTCTGTCCAACAGCATGGAGAAGGCCGCGGGCTCAGTTGTACGACTGGAGCAAGGTCTCGCATCGCTGACGGACGACCAAGCCAAGCTGGCCGCCGAGATCAGCAAGACGGAAAGCGCGCTGGCCGGGCTGAACACTCAGTCCACCCAGATGCAGCAGACGCTGACCAAGCAGTCCGCCGCCGCGAAAGCCGCAAAAACCGAACTGGCCGCGCTCAACGAGCAGGTTAAAGCTGGCGAGACTTCGCTCGGCAACTCGGTGAAGAACTCCCAGAAGTACGAAACCCAGCTGCAGTCGCTCGAAGCGAAACTGTCGGCCACGAAGGTCAAACACCGGGACCTCACCCGAGAAATCCTCAACGCCGAGACGCCATCGAACAAGCTGGTTGCGGCTTTCGAGCGTACCGATGCCGCGCTGATCAAACAGTCGGCTGCACTGGCTAAGGCCCAAGCGTCCTACGCGGGCACGGCAGGTGCGACCAAGGAAATTGAAAGCTCGCTGGCCCGCCTGCGCACCGCCCAGGTTACTGCGGCCGCCGCATTCGAGCAGAGCAGCGCTTCCCAGCAGAAGACTGCCGCCAGCCTGAAGGAAGTCGGCGGGGCCGTCCGGGATGCCGCCAAGCAGCTTTCCACCCTCAAGGTCACTGCCGAGGGTAACGCTACCGCACTAGAGCGTCAGGACTCGGCGCTGAAGCAGTCCCGCGTGCAGTTGGACGCTGTGAAGGCTTCTGCCCTGCAGGCTGACGTTGCGCTGGAGAAGATCGGCGGCACGGTTCGCCAGCGGCTGTTGCGCTCACTGGTCGACTCTCAGGTTGAGCTGAAGAAGTACCAGCAGGCTTGGCAGGAATCGACGGCGGCAGTCAGCCGAGCCGTTGCGACCGGTGAGAAGACTGCGACACCGAGCCCTGAGCTGTCGGCCAACATCGCCATCGCCAAGGCTTCCAAGATCGCCTACCTCGAGTTGCAGGTTGCCCTGCAGCAGATGCGCACCGCTGTCCGGGAAGCCGGCACCGACGTGATCAAACTCTCCGGGGCGCAGCAGACTTTCGTCAGCGCACTGGATCGGGTGAAAGGTAAGACCCTCGAGGTTGCCGCCGCCCAGCAGAAACTGACCGGTGCAGCGGCCACGGCCGGCGCATCAGTCGTGAATACGGCAGCCCGGCAAGCGAACGCCTACCAGCAGGTGGGTGGCTCTGTTTCCCGGATGGCCAACGAGGCGAACAAGGCCGGCAAGTCGCTGACCGATCTGGAAGCCAAAGGTCGCCAAGCCCTGTCGTGGGGTCAGCGCCTGAACAGCGAGATGATCGCACTGGCGACCTCGTTCGTCGGCGTCTACGCGGCCATCCAGCAGCTCACCAACGTCACCAAGACGTTCCAAGATATGGAAGCCGTCTCGTCTCGACTGGGCGTAGCGTTCGGCGGCAACACTCAGGTCATCGGCCGCGAGATGCGCTGGTTGCAGGAAGAGGCTGACCGGCTCGGGATCGACATCCGCGTGCTGGCAGGTGAGTATTCCAAGCTCGCCATCGCCACCAAAGGTTCTGCACTGGAAGGTAAGGCTACGCGGGACATCTTCGTCTCGATGTCTGAGGCTTTCCGGGTCAGCAAGCTCTCGTCGACCCAGATGGAGGGGGCCTTCAACGCCATCACCCAGATGGTGTCCAAGGGCAACGTCTCGATGGAAGAGCTGCGTCAGCAGCTGGGTGAGCGGCTGTACGGCGCGTTCACTCTCGCCGGTAAGGCGATGGGTAAAACTGGCAAAGAGCTGAGTGACCTGATCTCCACCGGCAAGCTGGCCACCGATGAGTTCCTGCCTAAGTTCGCCCAGCAGCTCGACGAAACCTTCGGTCCACAATTGCCGGATGCGTTGAAGTCGCTGACCACCGAGATCGGCCAATTCCAGAACGAGCTGACCAAGGCCCAGATGCAAGTTGCCAAGGGCGGCTTCATCGAAGGGCTGCGCGTCGGCCTCGAAACCCTGACCGTCTTCTTCAAGTCAGATGAGGGTGTCCGGTTCTTCAACAGCCTGGGTGCTGCAGCCGGGGGCATGATCAAGGTCATCGCGGCGCTACCCAAATACTTCGACGAGATTTCCATCGTTCTCGGGGTGCTGTTCGCCCGCAAGGCCACCGGCTGGTTCACGGACATGGCGACCGGTGCCACCAAGTTCACGGCGGCGATGAAACCGTTGCCGGCGGCAATCGCAGCGACCACGGTCAAGTACGACTACATGGGTGTGGCTATCCACAGCACCTCTGTGGCCACAGCAGCCACCCTGCCGCTGCTGACCCGCATGCAGATGGGGTTGGTCGGCGTTCGCACGAACCTGATGGCCACAGCCTCCACGATGACGATCGCTCGAGCCTCCACGCTGGCTCTGGCAGGTTCGATGAACGTGCTGCGCGGTGCATTTGCGCTGGTTGGCGGCCTGCCGGGGCTGTTGATCACCGGCCTGACGATGGCGTTCGGCTATTGGCTGACCAGCGCCAACGATGTGATCGACACCACGTCGAAGCACGAAGAGCAGATGACTCGGCTCATCGACCTGTACGCCCGCACCAAGGGCGGCGCAGAGGGTTGGGCTGTTGCGCTGAAGGAAGTGAACGTCCTCAACGCTTCCAAGGTCGCCGAGCAGATGCGCGACCAGTTGCAGGAAGAGATCAGTAAAATCGCCGTCAACATTGAGATGGGCGATGCGGGCCTTGGTCGTTTGCGACTAGCCCGAGGGGATTTCGGTGACACCGGCAAGGAGTTATTCGAGCTGCTGCGCAAGGCTGAGCGCGGCGAGATCACGATCAACGCACTGTCCAAGCGCCTGAGTGAGATGGGTGCCGCTGCATCAGGTGCCGCACCTGAAATCAAGAAGGCTTTGGTTGACTCTGCTGAGCTGGTCACTTCGGCAGCCAAGCTCGAGGCCGGCCTGTCCAAGCAGGTTCTCATCGCCGAGAAGGCCGGGGGTGCCATCGGTAACGTCTCACCTGCTGTGCGCGAGCTAACCAAGGACCTGGACTCGCTGGCCGAAGCTGCCGGTGTAAACGGCGGCGTGGTGACCGAGAAGTTGGTCGACCCGTCTGTGAAGCTGGGCGAAGCACTCGACACTCTGCTGGGCAAGGTTCCGAGCCTGACCGATGAGCTGAAGTTACTCGAGCAGACCAAGGAAATTGACGACATCCTGAAGACTGCCGACGCGATTGTCGGCCTCGACAAGACCAGTGCAGCCTACCTGAAGCTGGTTGACACCGCGAAGAAGGCTAAAGGTGAGCTACAGGCCGCCTTCGACGAGAAGCAGTTCAAAGAGTCGTACAACCTGCTGTCCAAGGGTGGCAGCGGCGTTGAGCAATCGGCAGCCCTGCTGCGTCAGCGTGAGGGTTTCCAAGGAACCGCCAAGTACGACGTGAACGCCTTCCGGGCGGGATTCGGTTCGGACACCACCACGCTGGCAGACGGCACGATCCAAAAGATCACCGAAGGCATGAAGGTCAGCGTGGCCGATGCCAACCGTGATCTGATCCGCCGCATCGGTGAGTTCCAAGATGTCATTCGCGGCCAGGTGGGCAAGGAGAAGTTCGCTTCCCTAGACCCTCAGCAGCAGGCCGTGCTGACTTCGGTGGCCTACAACTACGGCAGCCTACCAAAGGAAATCGCTGCTGCAGTCCGTGAGGGTTCGGTACAGGACGTGTCCGCTGCGATCAAGGCTCGTGGAACCGACAACGCGGGTGTCAACTCCAACCGCCGCAATCAGGAAGCGTACCTCTACCAAGCCTCGCCACAGATCAACGCCGAAGCCAGCGGCAAGATGGTGGACGAAGAGTTGAAGGCTGGCGAGCGCAAACAGGAACAGGCTGACCAGTACCACGAGCGTTTGGGTCAGACACTTGAGCTGAAGAAAGAAGAAGCAGAACTCAAGAAGCGGGAAGCTGAAACCGATCAGCGCCGCACCCTGCAGGAAGAGATCAACCTCTCGCTGACCAAGGCGAACAACGACGCCAAGAAGGCTGGCACCGAGCTGACCGCTGCCGAGAAGCAAACGATCACCGAAACCACCGCAGCCCTGTATCAGATCAAGGCTGCTGAGGACGCGATCACCGAGGCCAAAAAGCAGCAGGAAGCCGCTGATACCCGGATCAACACGCTGACCCAGACTCGCCGGGACTTGATAGACCAAGCCCGGTTCGCGCTTGAGACGGGTAACGCCGAGGGCTACGAAGCGCTGAAGCTACAACTGATCGGTGTCGAGCAGCAGTTGCAGGCCGCCATCGCAGCACAAATAGCGTTCTGGGAAGCCTCCGCTGACCCTGAAAAAGCAGCGGCCGCCATTGCTAACCTCAACAGTCTGAAGAATAGCCTCGGTCAGGTTAACCAAACTTCAATCCTGACCGCATTCAACGTCGGCAAGATGTTCGGCGACAACCTGATTGCAGGTGCCAACAACTTCTTGGCCAAAATCCGCGAAACTGGGGATGTGCTCGGTTCGCTGAAAGAGGCGTTCCGACAGTTCGCCTCGGACTTCCTGCTGCAGTTGGCGCAGATGATCCTCAAACAGGCCATCTTCAACGCGCTGCAGGCTGCTGGGGTCGGCGCTGGCGGCGGAATAGGCGGCGGTATCATGGCCGCATTCGGGGCAACCCAGCAGCACACGGGCGGTATCGCCGGGGCGCAGAATAACCGCAGCCGAACTGCTTCACCGGCTTGGTTCGCCAATGCCACCCGGTATCACTCAGGTGGTGTCGCCGGCCTCAAGCCGAACGAAGTGCCGACCATCCTCGAGAAGGGCGAAGAGGTGTTGCCAGCGAGCGATCCGCGTCACGTCAACAACGGTGGTGGAAGCGCGCCGGCTCAGTCGGTTAAGATCGTCAACGCAATCGACGCTGGCAGCTTCGTCTCCGCGGGTGTGGAAGACGTGCAGGGTCAGAAGGCGATCCTCAATTTCATCCGAGCAAACTCAAGCGCCGTTAAGGGCGCCCTCGGCGTTTAGGAGAACAACATGGCATACGCCACCGGCACCGTAGCCAATCACACAGCGATGTGGGACACGCTGCTGACCTTCCTGACAACCAACGCTACATTGGTGTCAGCGGGACAGGCTTGGACCAAGGTTTGGGAGATTCCGGGGCAACCCGAAGTGGTTATGCGCAGCCCGTCTGGTGCTCACGTCGCCATGAAGCGCACCGATGAGACGTTGACTGCGGGTGAGTCAGTGATCTGGTTGAGTGGCTGCACGGGTGTTGTTCCGTCTGCCCCCAACTACATGAGTCACGTCAACTCGCTTGCCCGCGGCCCGGCGGCGTTCCTCGATCATAACCCGATGACCTACTGGATCGTGGCCAACGGTCGCAGGTTCGTCTTGGTAGTCAAGATGTCCACTGTCTACCAGGCTATTTACGGTGGGTTTTTCCTACCGTATGCGGCACCAACGGCGTACCCGTACCCAATGTTCATCGGGGGGACTCGAGGATTCTCGTCGTTGCATAGCTTTTACCAAGCCCCACTCTCATGGCGTGCGGTTGAATCCGACTACCACCGTCAGTTTGTGTACCCCCGGGCAGCGTATGTCAGCATCGTTCAGTATTGCGACAGCCCGGCGACAATGATGCGACCGGACGCAATTTGGATGGGCGGGACAATTGACTACAACGGGACGATGCCGATCCTGCCGCGTTTTGTGGTTGGACCACGCGGCTTCCCCAGTTCGGTTGAAGATACTCTTGACGGAAACGCATACCTATCAACCCCAAATTCAACCGGAGTTACCCGGTTCGGTTACAACACCGTGCGCAGCCGGATGATCGCAGGTCTCAACGGTGAGTTGGCACTGACCCCAATCACACTGATGGCGTTCAACACAGTCGATCCGGTCACCCCGGTGACCTACGGGATATTGGATGGGTGTTACTCAGTTCCCGGCTACGACAACTCAGCAGAAACAATCATCACAGTTGGCGGCGTGAACCATTTAGTTGTCGCCAACATCGCCCGCACAGGGGTTGACGAATACTGGGCTCTGGCTCTGGAGTAACCCAATGACTTACAGCGTTTCTGCAATCAGTTCAGTGAACGAGATACCGGCATTGCTCAAGAGCTTTGCAGACACTCTCGGGTATACAACGACTACCGTCAGCGGAACTTCGGTAACCGTTAAGCACCCGACCTACACCCTCGCAAAGGTATTCACGATTTCCGCGCTAATAACAGGGTCAGCCGAGACCTTGCGACACCGAATATCTGTTGCGTGTAGTGCCCCCGGCGCAACAGCTGCGATCGCCGAGTCTCCGAAGTTGAATCCTACCGGGGTGAACAACGCCGCTTCGGTGGTCGTATCGTTACCTACCAAAATACACCTGATCGGAAAACTCGCTGGCGGTTCATCCAACCCCTCCGAGAGTTTTATCGCCGGGGTGATCGAGTATGGATTTAACCTTTATCGCCACTTCTACCTCGGCCATATCGAGAAGATCACAGCATTCGACGGCGGCGAGCTAACCACTGGTTCAGCATTCCAAGTGACCGGCAAGTCCACTCGGACTGTCAATTACATGGATAACGGCGACACCTACTACCCGTTCAGTGCCAACACCAATGTCAACGGTGATGCAGGAAACGGCGGGGCCTACATCAACCATGTGGCGAACGCAGTTCCATGGCGAATGTTCTCGAGCGCGGCTGGTGTCGGTGGGCAAACGATAGATACGTTCTTGGCCACCTACGGCGGGGCAATGATCCTCGGCGGGATCAAGGATGGGATCAACACCGGCTACTTGGCGTGTGGAAAGAGCCCTTTCGCGGCAGCACAGGTAATGGCACCGGTCAATCTGTACATCGGCAAGCGCATCGCTAGCGCTCAGTATTTCCAAGCCGTTGGTAGGGCCGCGGGTGCTCGCATGGTCAACATGGAAGACCTTGAGCCTGGAGTTGAAGTTTCAGTCGGCACGCAGCTTTGGCGGGTGTTCCCGGTGTTCTCCAAAACATCAGCAAAGTCCACAACCTACGTCATCAACACCCCCTCAAACGGATTCCCACCCACCAACACGAGTTACTTCATGGGTATGGCCTACAAAGTGAGCGACTAAGCGATGGCGGTCGGTGGATTTCTAAGTAGCGGTTTCAACGATTGGTTCCCACAACCGGGTAGCGAACCGTTGGGTCTCGACTGGGACTACGGCCCCCTAGTCCTAACGGATAGTGCAGCGGCAATCTCAGGTCCGTTCGCTGACAGCCGCCCGATGGGGTCCAACAGCTACTCCCCAACTGCAGCTTCACGGAGCTTCAGCTACTTCGACGACTACTACAATCGGATGCACTTCGTCCCGTTACGGTTCGACTTCGGAGCAATCACCTCGACGTTAACTACCGACATCGTTGTCTGGAACGCATACCTCTACGACACGGTGACACTCAGTGACATTGGTATCGACTCGAGTGTGGGTCTCAGCGTCGACCCCGATGCCCCGCTTGTATTCAATCCGCTGCAGAGTCGATCTTTCACTTTAGAAGCGAATGTGAACGGGTCGGCCACGGTCGACACTCAAATCGCATGGCAGTTCGACATCCCGTTCACCTACAACTTCCAAGTGACCGGAACGAGGGTTAAGGAATGGCCACTTGAGCCGAATTGGTCGCAGCCCTACCGGATCATTCACAGCTTTAGGACTGAGATTCTTCGCAGCCGATCGGGTAAGGAACAACGTATCGCCCTGCGCACGTCACCGCGAAAGTCACTTGAGTACCAGTCACTCGCTCAAGGTACAAAGTTCAACGCGGTCAAGGACTTACTGTGGTCGTGGCAGGACAAATCCTTCGTACTCCCCGAGTTGGTCAGATACGTCACCACTACCACCGATTTGGCACCGGGCGCGGACACACTGCTAGTGGACAGCGCAACCGATTGGATCACAGACGGTACGACGGTTCTGCTGAGCTACGCGGGGGTAACCGAATTGCGAGTAGTCAACAGCGTAACCGGAACTTCGATTACGTTTAAAACCGTGTCAGGGAAATCTTGGCCAACCGGTTCGCGCATGTACGCAGCTCTGACCGGGTACATGGGTGGCTCGATGCAGGTCGACCGGCTGACTAACAACTTGGTTAGCGTGGGGACCAAGTTTGAAGTGACCCCGTTGTCCGAAGCTTGGGTCGAACCGCCAGCCGCCGCGCAGACGTATAACGGTCGTGAATTATTCCTGAAGAAGCCGAACTGGAGTAAGGAAGTCGGGTCGACCGCTCAGCACGAAGTCGACGAGTTGGATTTCGATCGTGGTGCAGTGTACCGGTACAGCCCGGTGGCGTTCGGCACTGAGGTTCGTCGAGCGCTATACCTGAACCGTAATGCCAACGAAGCGACTGACCTGTTGAACTTCTTTAAGCGGATGCGCGGTCGTCAGGGTGAGTTTTATATGCCCACTTGGGAATACGATTTTGCACCGAAGGTTCAAGCCGAAGCGGCCTCAGCTTCCATGAAGGTCGAAGGGGGTGATTTTGCCACCGCATACGGATCGTCGACGGTGCATAAGGCCATGTTCGTAATGCTGGCGAGCGGCACACTCCTGCTGCGCAAAGTAATGAGTGTCGAGCAAGTGGTCGCAGATGGGGTCACGGACTCGCTAATTACCGTCGACTCCAACTGGGGTGTCGCGTTCAACCAAGACACGATCGTGATGTGCGGGTGGATGCCCGTATGGCGACTAGCCTCGGACGACCTAACTGTTGAGTGGCTAACCAACACAGTCGCTCAGGTGCAGATGACAATGAGTACACTTGAGGATTTACCAGTTTGAACATTCAATCCGCCGGGGTGACGCATGCTCGCTGAGTTCATTACCAGTCGCTTCTTCGGTCGCCCCGTTGAACTGTACAAATTCACCTACGGCCCGCGGGCAGAGGACGTTCACTTGTACACGGATGGTGAAACTCCGATCGTACATGGGGGTCAAACTTACAGCCCGGTCACGATCAAGCGCGGACCTACCAGTAGCAACGGGACACTGGACAAGACAATGCTCGAAGTGGTTCTCCCGCACACACTAAAAGTTCCGCAGATGTTCCGCATTTTTCCACCAAGTAGCACCGTTAGTCTGACCATCCTACAGGGCCAAGCCGGCGACCCGGATGCTCAGTTTGTTGTGGCGTGGGCCGGTAGGATCGTCTCGGTTTCGTTCGAGGGGATCGAGGCTAAGCTGTCGGGTGAGCCGATCAGCACTTCATTTCGTCGATCAGGTCTGCGCCGAAATTATCAGTATATGTGCCCCCATGTGGTCTACGGCCCGCATTGCCGTGCTAACAAGCCATCTGCGACGACTGTAGTCACTGTAGCCGCGGTAAGTGGTCGCGGCGTTACGCTAACTAGCGCACTCGGGTCCGCTGAGTTGCACACCGGCGGGATGATTGAGTGGACGACGAGCGCGGGATTGCCAGAGTCAAGAACCATCCTTGAGGTTGGGGCCACCACCGAGGGCGCTACGACAATGCTACTGACTGGAATACCGACCGGGATGACAGCCGGGATGTCGATTTCCGCAGTTAGGGGTTGCAAACACACCTTATCTGCCTGCAAGAATGACCATAATAATGCGGTCAATTTTGGCGGCGATCCGTGGATTCCGATGAAGAACCCGATTGGCAACACCTCCCCGTTTCAGTGATACTGTTCGTAGATTATTCAACTGGAGGTGACATATGCCCATTTTAGTGATGATCGCCATCTCGATTGCTTTGTCGCTGTTGGCCTACATGCTCATGCCAAAACCGAAGCAGCCAAAGCCCCCTGCTGCAACTGACATGGAGTCGCCAACTGCCGACGCCGGTCGTCCGGTTCCTGTCATATTCGGCGAATGCACCGTCACAGGGGTTAACATCCTTGGCTACTGGGACAAGGCTCTGCGAACCTACCGGGTCAAAGTATGATTGTTAGCGACGACTGCGTGCTGGTCATTTCAGATTTGATTCCGCCGCACTGCGCGTGGGGTCTGCGCTATTTTTGGCGGCAGCATAATCTGGACTTCGCTGACTTTCTGCAGAACGGAATCGGCGCCAAGACACTTTGGGACACCGGCGACAGTCAGGCACGGGCGGCAGTGACCCGCAAGCTGGAGGTCCAGCGTGGGTGGTAGCAAAAAGCCTAAACAGGATGTTACCGATTATCTTCTCTCCATCCATTGCGGAGTCTGTCATATGGCAGACTCCATTGAGCGCATCCGGTACGACGACAAGGTTATTTTTGAAGGGCGAGCGTCGACAAATGGACCGCTGAGCATCAACAATCCGTCGCTATTTGGGGGACCTAAGAAAGAGGGTGGTGTTCGCGGGCTGATTGAAGTTCTACTCGGAGGGGTGACACAGGTCCTCCCGGACAGGCTGATAGCTAAGCTCGGACAAGGCGCAGATGGGACACCCGGATTCAGGGGCATCACCAGCATCTTTTTCAGTGGGGGCGGTAGCGAGCCGAAGGCCGGATTCATGTGGGGATCAAACTCCCCTTACCTAAAGGCCATCGACGTTACCGCCCGGCGTATGCCGAAGGGGTTCTACGCGGCCAAAGCATGGGTCCCAGCTTACTCTGGCCAACCGCTAAGCGAGTGCACCACCGCAAACCCGGCGCACATAATCTACGAATGCTTGGTCAACGACGACTGGGGGTTGGGCCTACCCGATACGATGCTCGACACAGCATCGTTCACTGCGGCGGCCGACATCCTCTATGACGAGATGTTTGGCCTAGCGATGAAGTGGGTGGCGCAGTCGAGCATTGAGGATTTTATCAATGAAGTGCTCGGGCACATCGACGGCACCCACGGGATCGACCCGCAGACCGGGAAGGTTTATCTATCGTTGGTTCGGGGCGGTTACTCTGAGGTCGGCTTATTCAACCTCAACCCCGACAATTGCACCGTCACAAGATTCCAGCGAAAGAGCCTTAGCGAGACCGTCAACGAGATTGTCGTAACGTGGACCAATCCAGAGAACGAAAATGAAGAGACTGTTTCCGTTCACGATCTGGCCAATTACTCGAGTCAAGCCAAACTTTCCAGCAGCGCTTCAAACTACTACGGGGTGAGGTCTGCCGATTTGGCCCTCAGACTGGCCATGCGGGACTTGGCACGCGGGGCATGCCCCCTCGCTTCGTTTGAAGTGGACGCTGACCGGGCGGCGTGGGCCTTAAAACCGGGCGGTGTGGCGACCTTGACGTGGCCGGAATACGGCATTGACGCACTACCCGTTCGCATCACTGGCGTTAATTACGGTAGACCTGGTGCCAGCAAGGTACAAGTCACCCTGTTGGAAGATGTGTTCAGCATGCCGGCGACGGCCTATGTGGACGTATCGAGTAGCCTCGATGACAACCCACGACTCGCCCAACCCGGTCCGTTGGACTACTTTCAGGGCGGCTCCACACCCTACTACTTCGTCAGCCAAGAGATCGGTAGTGCCGAAGCCTCTGCGATGGCTGCGACTTCGAGCTACATAACACTACTCGGCGCATCTGACGAAGACCTGTCGACCATCGAGATGATGCGTCCGTCGACAAACTCTCTGGGCACAACAACCTATCTGGTTGAGGGTAACCTTCCAGTTAGCGGACACGCAATTCTCCATAACGCTTTGGTTGTTGAAGCGCTGTCTGCCGGTGTAATTTTTGACTATGGCGTGGGTAACGTGGATGCAGATTTGGGGGTGTTCGTTTGGATCGGCACCAACCCATCAACGTCAGAGTTGGCACTGATAAGCGCAAAGGGCGGCACCTACACGATCAAGCGCGGAGTCCTCGACACCGTACCTAAAGTTTGGGCAGCGGGCACACCCGTTTGGTTTTTTGGATCATCCGACATATCCGACGAAGACGAGTTCTTGGTTGGGCAGACGGTCAACTACAAGCTAGTTCCTCAATCTATGGGCGGCTTAGCTGACATAAGCGGTGTCCCGATCAACGCAGTCACCACTGACAACCGCCAACATCGCCCTTACCGGCCGGCGAACGTGAAGATAAACACTGAGGCTTGGCCAATAGAGGCAGAGTCCCCGCTCGTCGTGTCGTTCTCACGCCGCAACCGCTTGACCGAGGAACCCGTGGTGCAGGACTGGACCGGCGGGGACATGACGCCCGAGGCCGGCCAAACAGTTACGGCTACCCTGCGGCGCGTGGACACCAACGCGGTGCTGGTCGAAACTACCGGGATCGCCGGAACAAGCGTCACGCTAAGTTCGACGTACAAGGGGGACGTGAGCTTAACACTGACTTCCGTCCGGGGCGGCTTAAGTAGCTACCAGCCAAGCGCTCACTCATTCGCGCTAATCTCTCGGCGAATAACAGAAGCGGGTGTTTTGCGCATAACAGAAGCGGGTGTCACCCGCATCATGGAGTAATTACTGATGGCACTGAAAGACAGCGAATTTCCAGATGCAACACTACCTTTGGTTGGGACCGAACTTGTTACCCTTATCCAATCGGGTGCGAATAAAAAGCTAACAGTTTCCGATCTGATAAACAGAAGCTTGGTCACGTCCGACACCGGCTATTCTGGCTACGGGACGGGTTCGGGCGGCACGGTTGTGCAGATCACCAGTAAGAGTACCGGGGTCACACTCAACAAGCCGTCTGGTCAAATAACAACAGCAGCGAGTTCGTTGGGGGCCAACACGGCGGTTAGCTTTACCCTAACGAATAGCAAAATAGCCGCCAACGACATCCCGCGTATTGTGATTAAAAGCGGAGCAACTGCAGGGGCCTACCTCCTAACGGTTGACGCTGTGTCGTCGGGGTCTTGCCAAGTATCCATTCGCAATATGACCGCCGGATCGCTGTCCGAGGTACTTGTGCTGCAGTTCAACATCGAAAAAGGAGCAATTGCCTAATTCCATCTTTGATTACGAACATTCAACCCCCCGTTGACATATCAACAAAAGGGTGAATCGGCATCTCCGAGCTGCTAGGATTCTGACCCTGGACAACACGGAATTACCTGCTCGGAGACTCTGGACCGTATGGGCCACACGACGAACGTAACGAATGCAGCGGTGGCCACAGCCATCACTGTCTGGGGGATCGCCACCGGGCTGACCTATGAGGTGCTGCTGGCGGGCTTTGCTGGCGGACTTGTGTCGCTCTCATTCCTCGGCCCGTTGACGATCTGGCAACGCATCTGGACGCCGTTCGCGGCAACCCTCACGGCCGGCTACACGTCGCCGATATGGGCGTACTACCTGTTGAAGTGGTTGGATCGGGACATGCCGGCGCTCCCACTTCTGGTTTTCTCCGCATTCTGCATTGGCTTGGCCGCGCAGGTACTTATCCCGGTTGGGTTGGAATGGGTGCGACGAAAGGGTGCTACCTACGAAGGGCCATCTATATGACATTGGAAACCGCTCAGATTTACCTAAATTCAGCCGCCGCGCTGGTGGTCTTGTGGTCATCGGTCTGTGCGCTTTCCCATATGAACCGACACACACGCTTCGACATACGCATCGCCTACATCCTGATGGGAGTTGGTGCACTGGCCGTGCTGCTGGCTCCGGGTTACCTCGAGCGGATGCCCGACCCCGGCATGATGTTGCTTGCATGGGGTGCCGCCCTGTTGTGCATAGCCAACCGGCGGCGCAGGCAACGGCAGGAACGCCGCATCACACATTGAGAGGGCGACCATACCGGGGTCGGAAGTCGCATCATTGCTCGGGGCCCGCAGCGGTTTGAAACCTTTCACAGCCGACAGCTTCGGCGTCCACAGCGCACTTCACCGCCTTGGCCTGGTAGACCTGCTGCTCGATGTGGTCAATTGTGTAAAGCGCAACGCATGTGAAGACTGCCGCGAAAATTATTAGCCGGGTCACAGTCAAACTCCTTTTGAAAAGCGTGTAGTTAGTATTTCACGAATTTTTGCCAGCTCAGTTCTAGCCACCGACAATGTTCTTCCCGGTTGACCCGCACACCTCGGTGCGGGGTCGTCCACGCCCCACGTCAACCCGCATGCTCGACATTCCAGCTCACCGGTGCGTGTCGGTCGAGGAACCGGGCAGCCGCTCAAGGTTGGCTTCTGCAAAAATCATAGGCACGGATGTAGGTCTTCAGGTTCGGCCCCACTCCGTGCTCGACGACTATGCGGGGACATAACCCCTGCTGAAGCACCAAAGGTGCAGGTCTGATCCCGAACGGCGCCAGCACCATGAACAGGTTCCCCATAAGCACGGTGGCGAATGCCCAGCCAGCAGCGAAGCGGGCCATTAGGGGTAAGTCCAACGGAAGCGACCTTCGATCTGCCCGGCTTCGGTGTCGAACACCAGTGCAGAACTCTTGGTCGCGGCGAAGGTTGGGCGGCAGGCCCTGATTAGCTCACCGGGTGATACTTCGATCAACAGCGGGCAGTCCACCGGCGGCAACTGGTCACGCGGGTTAAGGTGAATACCGGTCCCGTTACGCAGCCGGGCAAGTTCATCTTCAGCCGCAATCAGCTTGTTCATCAGCAGCAGCTGCTTATCGACAGCGTAGGAAATGCGCCGCTTCAGAATTTCGATCCGGTCACGATTCGACAGATTTGTCATTGGCGATAACCCTGCAGCCGAAGACCGAGCCAATGTGAGAACAGGGCTACTGACGGAATGAGGAACCAGTCGAATGCGACCCAGAAATCAGGAGTTTGTTTACTCAACTGGTGAATCAGCGCGACCACAACCAAGCAGAGCACCACTTGCCGGCGGCTTGTGCGGGCGCCGAACAGCTTGAATAGGATGCGGTTCATTGCGCACTCTCCGCTGCAATCATGGTATCGGCGTACTCGAGGCGCAGGCGGACCATCTCGGCTATCAGCGCGGCAACTCCGAACTCGAGCACACCCATAGTGTTGCGCTGCTGCAGTGACAGGTTGGCGTCATCCAAGCCGATGTGGCTGTGGGCCGCGTAGTATTGGCGCATGGTCATACCGCGTGTATCTGAGTAGTCGCTCCGTCCTTTTGGAAAAGCGTAGGCTTTAATCTTCTCGCTCACGTTGAAAGTCCTCGTCAGATTTGTAGATGCCCGGCGCGCTGAAGTAGCAGCCCCGGCTGTTGGTGCGATGTGGGAACCACCAACCGGAACACCGGCAGGTCATCGGCCGCACTGGTCGCTCATTCATCCAGCGGTCAGCTCGGTACTCGCGGCTGCCGCAACTTCGGCATTTTGGGAGCCGGAGGTATTCGTCCGGGTGCTTAGGTAGCACTCTGCGGGTTTGACACTTCCGGCACCGGCAATGTGTTTTCACGGGTTAAAGATCGGCGATCTCGATTTTCAAATCGGAAATTTCCGACCGTCGACCGTCGCTTACCATTCGTATTTCCAAACCTTCAACCGGCATTCCGGTAGCGGTAGTGAAATTTTGAAATTCCGAGCTGATCAACTTCGCCAATCTCAGTTGCGATGCGACTTTTAGTTCGCGCATTTCACGAAAGGTTAGCTCACGTTTCGGGCTACCTGCACCGACGTCAGGCGGTAAAGGGGTTAGCTGAGTAGGGGTTTCACCCTCGAGCAACTCAGAACCTTTCGTGAAGCCTCCGTCTCGGAAACCGCTACCCGGTTTGATAGCGGCGAGTAGACCCCTCATCCAGTTTTCAAAGCTGATTTTCATCAAATTACCCTTGCGCCAGTCGCGCTGTTGATTGGTGTAGTCGAAGTATATTCAACTATTTGTGGAATGGTCAACAGTCAGTTCGATGTCCCGATCATTCCAGCCGGCAATGGCCCAGCAGGACGCGAACAGGTCAGTGCGTAACAACATGGGTTTGGCCTTGCCGTTGTTGCGGGCAATTGTTCCGCGCAGGTAATGCTGCTGGCCGTTGTTCTGCTGGGATTTGCTCATTTCAGTTTCATCTCCACGCGCCCATTGACGCGCACGCAGCGGTGAGTGAGTTTGTCCGCGGCTTTCCGGCAGCAATACTGCAGGCCGTCACGGGTTGGGAAATCGGGGGATGCGGGTGCGAAGTCGCTGACCGGGTGGTAAGCCCGGCAGCTGACGCACAGCTTCATTTCGTAGTGCTCGCCGTCGCCGTGGCTGCTGGCTATGCGGTTTATGCGAGATTCCCCGCACGAACCGCTGCCGTCATCCTCGGGCCACTGGGGTTCGAGGTTGGCTTCCATCAGAACTTCTTGCCGCCAGCGGCTGCACGGTTCTCGAGCTTATGGTCTGCCCGGTTCTGGTTGTAGGCCAGTTTCTCGATCGTGGCGCCGGCAAGGTCGAGTTCCAAGAAGCCCGCAAGGTCGAGGATGCGGATCATCGCGTCAGCCAGTTCCACCTCGAGCATCTTGCGGTGCGGCAGCTTGTCGTCCATCAGGCCCTTGCGGTGACCTTCCATCGCTTCGCTGATCTCCGAGTGGATCAGGCACAGCTTCTCGGGGACGTTCACCTGCTCCAAGATGAGCGGCATGCCCGTCTTCAGGTCAGTCCACCAGCCGCTGGCCGCTGCGAGTTGGTGGCAGAGGACTTGTGCGTGTGTCAAACCGTCGTGCGCAGCGTAAACACTGTCGCTGTCGGTAACTTCGCACCGGGGGTCGATGTCCGCCAGAACATTCTCAATGGATTGGCAGGCTAGGTGTACATGGTTGAGTTCGTTCATAAACTAATTCCTCAAAATTCAGTTGGGTAGCAGGACAGCATCAGCAAGCGGATGTCCGTTTTGATCAGGTGCGGGTACAGCGGGCTGTTGGATTCCAGCCAGAGCGCCAGTCGCCGGAGAATGGAGGACTCGAGGTCTCCCATTTGGTTGACGTGGCAGTATTCGTCCATCCCGACAACCCAGTCGTGGACCATGTGCTTCTCGGTGGCCAAGGTCTCGCGCAGCTGGACGAAGTGAAAGGCTTTCTCCAGGTCAGCCTTGCCGCCCTTCTCGGGGTGTCGGCTGACGTACTTGACGATCGAGTGAGCACAACCGTCCAACTTGTTGGCCATCGAGAACTCGATGGGCTGGATCGCCTTGGTCTTGTAATGGTCGCCGGCAATCTGGGTTTGCAGCGGGTTTGAATCGGACATCAATCCTCCTTGTCGCTCAGTGTTTCATTGGTTTTTGAAGGGCCGCAGGATACCAGCCCTTCACCCGTAGGTGGGCTACTCGGCGGCGGCAGGCTCGAGGAACACGGCCAGTACAGCCTCAACCGCCTCGGCGATCGACTTCGACATTGGCGGCGGCTCGAAGCCCATCTCACGGATCGCGTTGCCGTTGTGGGCGAAGTCGTCCATCAGTTGGTTGAGGACGCCACGGATGGCCACAATACTCAGCTCAGGGTGACCGATGCCCCCAATCACCACCGAGAGTTGGTTGTTTACGGCCACCTGCTCCATGAGCAGTTGTATCCGCACCCGATGCTGCCGCAAATTCGATACTCGCAGGTATGTTTCCTCGGTAATCAGCGTCCGCTCAACGGAGCCGTTGGACTGGGCGCGTGGAGTTGCCGGGTCCAGCAGGTTTTCGAGATGCGAAACGAAGTCGACGTAAGCCTTCGGCATGCTGATGGGCACTTCTGGTGTCATACGAGCAATAATCATCGGCTGAACACCTAACTTAGAACTCCCGACGATCATCAGGTCATTCTCGCGTCGCACTATCCAATAGCTGCTCATACCAACTCATCCTCGTCGACGGGATCTTCGATCCAATCGGCCTCGCTCAGCCCGGTAGCCACCAGCTCACCGCCTAAAGCCTCAACGACTTCAGCAACCATTGCCCGCAGTTCGGTGGACAGCAGAAGGTAGGTGGCTCGAGCTTCAGTGAGGGTGTTGGCGTCCTCACCCAGATCATCGGACAGCTTGTCGCCCATCTCGACTGGCCACTGGATACCCTTGAACACCAAGTCGGCGGTGAGGTTGAACGGGATTGCCCAGTCGTCTCTCAGGTTGAAGCTCAGTTCCAGCTCGGTCACTTGGCGGCCATTGGCAAACAGGTCAACAATGTCCTCGTCGCTCAGGCACACGTTCTTTCCGCTCAGGGTCTCGGGTTTTTCAGAAGGCACTGAGGATTTGAACGCTTCGCCCACGGACAGGGTGTTGCTCGGGCTCACACCGTTGGCTACCCAGTGGGTGAATGAAACAACCGGGTCGACCTTAACTGCCAGTGGACGCACCGGGAGGCTACCAAGGGCTTCACGCAGCAAGCACAGCACGTCTTCAGCTTTCTTGGCACTGTTGGTGTCGATGAAGATGTACGGGTACTGGATCAGCGCGTTGAGCCGGCTGTGGACGACGAAAGCGTGCGGCAGCATGGCCATCACCACCTCTTCCTTGATCTGCGACTTCTCTTTGGCCCAGAGGCGGCGCTGCTCGGCTTCCTCGATCTTGGCGACCTTCGCCTCGACAGCCTGCTTGACCGCTTTGCCCGGCAGCAGACGTTCCTGCTTCAGCACGCTGATCAGGTAAGTGTCGAGGTTGACCAGCCCAACCAAGCTGTTCTCGCCACCGAACGGTGACACAAAGCCCATAGTGCTGAATTCTTGGCTGGCGATCTGCCGGGCTGCTTTGGGCACCAAGCATTTACCCAAGTTCATCGGGGTTAAGCCGCAGTCGTCATTGACGATCTGGTAAACCGTTGCGTTGCGGAACTGTTGAATACTCATTTGTAAGTCCTCGTTCTCGGACAATGCTGTGAATGTGCAGCGCAATGGTAATTCAACTGTTTGTGGAATAACAAGTCATCGGTTGAATTATTTGCACCGGATCGAGTGGCGAGGGCAACCGTGAATCCTCGTCGTGCTTTTGAGGGTGATCGAGTTGGTCGGTTCTCGCCGTTCAAGTCCGGGGCGGTCGCTGAGGGTGATCGAGGCTTTTTGCTTTGCTGCCCGGTTGAGTTGCTGAGGGTTCCGGTTAGGTACTTGAGGGCTTTTCAAGGGTAACGGTAGGTTACGCCAGCCCGCACAGGTGCGACCCGTTACGCCAGATGCTGCAGGGGTGTTGCCGGGCATCCGCCGGGGGCCGAAAAACCCTGAAAAAGCGGGGTTTGGGGGTCTGGGCTGGGCGTCAAACTAGGGTCTAGCGCCGCCTGGGCTGGCCGCTGGCGGGGCTTTCCTGGGCGGTTGGGGCATTGCGTAGGGTTAGCGGCTGCGCACGGCTGGCGCGCTTATAGGCGGCCTGGGGACCGTTTGCCGTTTGGCTGGGCTGGGCTGGCGCATTACCTGGGCTGGCGCATTACCTGGGCTGGCGCATTACCTGGGCTGGCGCATTACCTGGGCTGGCGCATTACCTGGGCTGGCGCATTACCTGGGCTGGCGTATTGGCTGGGCTGGCGCATTACCTGGGCTGGCGTATTGGCTGGGCTGGCGTATTGGCTGGCGTATTGGCTGGCGTATTGGCTGGCGCATTGGCTGGCGCATTACCTGGGCTGGCGCATTGGATCGACTAGCGCCAGCTGGTCAAATGCCGGGCAATAAAAACCCCGCTCAAATGGCGGGGCTTGGGTTTGGATCGGTGCCGGGGCTTATTCATCCGGCGGTATTGTGACCGGTAGCGCCAACCATAGCGCCAGAATGACGGCAGCCATAACGCCAGCGCCTAGCCATTCCCCTTTTATTGCAAAGCCAACGGCAAAGACTGCAGCAACTAGGCGCGCCAGCATTACCGCCGCCACGTCGTCGCCTATGCTTTTTTGAGTTCGGCGGTTCATAACCACACCTGCCCATCGTCGCCCAGGTAGGCGTCAACTTGCCCGGCAGCATCGCTCGCCTTGGTCAAGCGCTCGCCCAGTTCCTCGGGTAAATCGCCATCCCAAAAGCCGGCCCCGTGGCCGTTGCGCGTCAATGCGAAGTCGTGGCCGGCTAGCGCGAACCCACCGTGCTCTTTCCGTGTTGGATAAAGGCCCGCCGCCTCGACAATATCAGCATGGTTTGCCGTGAAAAAGTCTAGACAACCGGCGCGGCATTTATCGGCACCGGCAGTGCTAAGTTCGTAGTCGTCTAGGTTTACGTCGTCACCGTCTACGGTATCGGCGCTAGACCACAAAAGGGCTGTCGTGTAGCCGGATAAAAAGGCGGCAAAATCGGGTGAATTTATAGCGTCTGATTTTTTCATAATTAAACCCCTACATAGCTTTTAAGCGCACGGCGTGCGGCGCTTTCCGATTTAAAAAGGCGCATATCGCCGGCCGTGTTGTGCAATACGCCGTAAGTGGTGCCGACCACTAAAAAGCGCTCAAAATCGTGTTGCACACTGCAGGAACACTCGCCGGCGTAGGTTAGATAACCGTGGTTATCGCATAAGACTAGGCGCGCCACTTTAGGGGCTGTCGCCCGTAGCGCGGTTCGGTCAAATTGGCGTTTGATCATGGCGCGCAAACTCCAATAAAAGGCCCGACAATATCCAACGGGCTAGGCTGCAGGCCCCGGTAATTGCCCGATAAATGCCATATCGACAGCCCGCGCGGGCGCATAGTGCCCCTGAACATAGCCCAGACCGCGCCCTTTGCTTCAAATGCCGTTAGCTCATGGCGCGGCGCCCCGTTTGGCAAAGGCGCATAGGGAACAACGGCGTGAATAGTCACCCGACGGCCGTCGCGCGTCACATAATCGCCGGGGCCTGTTATAACCAAGGCTTTGCGGTTTATGGGCAAAGTGTTTGCCAGCTGGGCAAAGCTAAAATCTACTTTCGGCATGGTCATTGCGCGGCCTCCTTTTCATAATTTCCAACGGGTGACGGGCCCGCGCAACCGCGCCATCCGTTAGCGGCAGCCCAATTGTAAAGGTCCACGCTGTCGACCATTACCGGCGATACCGGCAAAAAGCCTTTTTCATCTTTTTCGGAATAAAGGAACGTGCCCACGGTTCCGCACGGCGCAGCGCATTGGATTGCTAAATATGCTTTTTGCATGGTTGAACACTCCACAAACGGTTGAAAGGGTGGGCGCGTTAAATGGCGGCGCGGCGCTTGATTAGGCGCGTTGGCGCGGGGTCATTCTTGCGGTAGTCGCGCAAGTTTTCGCGGGCCTCTGAATAGTCCGCGCTTGCGGTTAAGTCTTCCCAACCGTGCCCATAATTACCCTGCACGACGTGCAAAAGTTCGGTTTTAGGGCTGCGCGCCAGATAGGCGAAAAAGTAACGGGCGGTTGAGCCGTTCGCGTTACTCGGTCGCCGGTAGCCAACGGCCTTGGCCACGTCGACCAGCTGCAAAACCGTGTCGCTGTTTAAAGTGTAAAAATCAGCGGTAAGGTTTAAGCCGGGTAACATGGCAAGCGCTGCAGTTTTTTTGCTGGTCATTGTGTAGCCTCCAATTTGCGGAATTTAACGGGGGTGGGGTTACACTTTGCCAGTGCAATGATGTAGGCGGCCCAGCGGTTAGGCGGAAAAAGGGCGAGCGGTGGGGCCTGCAATTTTTCACAACTGATAACGATTACATGCTCGTGCGTGTCATACAGTTTCAAGCGTGCGGCCGCCGCGTCTTGCGCCGGTAGTGTCTTTTCGACCCGGTAAGCAATGCCGATTGCGCCAGCTTCGCGCCCAATAAAAACAAGTTTAAAAGTGTGCACAGTTAGCACTCCCCAAATCCGTAGCCGTCTTCAGAACCGCCCCAGGTGTTGTAGTCACCTTGCGGCATGATCACTTTCAAACAATACCCACGGGGGTCGCCCCTGACAGTTGCCTCAAATTGCACGCCGTGGCGCGCTTTGATCTTTTCAAGCCCGGCGCGCAATTGGTCGCGCTGGTCAACATAATCCTCAAAATTACAAAGTTTCTCTGCATTGCGCTGGCACTTAATACCCAGCAAATGCAGATCATCCTGAAGACGTGCCGCGTCTTTGATTTTCGGAAAATTGCGCGCCACTACTGCTATAGCCTTGGCTCGCCGTTCGCTTTGTTCCTTTGTCATAGCCATTTGTAAAACCCTCGTTTTGCTTGTTTGTTTTAAGAGGCCCCACAATACCACAAGCGGTTGCCTTTTCAACTGTTAGTTGAATGATTAGCCGATTAAATCCTCGACTTTGCGACCCCTGCCCGCGCCATGGTTTACGCCCGCTTTAGTCGGGCACGCGGTAACCGCTGCAACCCGGACGGCGCGACGTTCTTTTGTTACGTCCAATAGCCGCCAATTGGCCAATGCTTGGATATACGCCACGGCTTGTGCAAGGTCTGGATCGACTGCAATGCTTGCCGGTATATGCTCCAAAAGCGCCAGCATTGCGCGGGCGCGCTTTTCCGTTATTGCAGGGCGGCCGATAACGCCGGCCGTTCGACCTTTTGCGCGGATCATTGGGCAGCCCCTACCCAGTCGAGCCGGTAACGGCAGCAATTAACAGTTACAAACTTAAACCGATAATCTGGCTTGTTACTGTAATGGGCTGGCCAATAAACAGGCGAGCCGTCGCTAAGCCAAGCCGCGACAGCGCCCCCTTTACCCTTAACCGCTTTTATCGTGATCATGCCGCCACCTGCAGCGCCAATGCTTTATGTTCGGCGCAAATAAGCCATGCCAGCGAATCGCGACCATTGCAGCCCAGCCAATCGCCACAAAAGCGGGCAACATAAACGGCGGTAGGCCTTCCCGTATGTTCTAGCGTGACGGTATAGCGGCTATCGGTGCCCCCGTTGTCGTGAGTAATGCGCATGATTAGGCCACCTCATCCGAGTAGATAAAGCGCGCGGGGCGCCGGGTTATTAGCAGCGTATGCCGTGGCCTTTGCACGTATGCCGGCCACTTGCCGTTGTTCTTCAATTGCAGGGCTGGCGATAGTCACGCGGCCGGCGCGGTTTACTGCCAGTGTGAGGCGCTGTTTCCAACTAAGCGGGCGTTTTGCTTTAAAGGATGCTTTCATTTTGTTTAACTCCGTTGCTTGTTTGTTTTATCAAAACCACGGGCGAACTATAGCCAAGCAAGGGCAGCTATTCAACTGTTTGTTTACAAGTAAAGCGACCGTTTGTCGGGCTTTTGCTTGCCGTTACTTTGCCAGCACACCTACCCACCACCAGGGCAGCACACCCACCCACCACCAGGGCAGCACACCCACCCACCACCAGGGCAGCACACCTACCCACCACCAGGGCAGCACACCTACCCACCACCAGGGCAGCACACCTACCCACCACCAGGGCAGCACACCTACCCACCACCAGGGCAGCACACCTACCCACCACCAGGGCA